GTTGTATCTTATTGAATTTCTACATCAAACCACAACATCAGGCGTATGACAATCCGACGTGGCGCGGTTGTATCTTATTGAATTTCTACATCAAACCACAACATCAGGCGTATGACAATCCGACGTGGCGCGGTTGTATCTTATTGAATTTCTACATCAAACCACAACACGCGACAGCGTGCTGTGCTGCACCATCTGGTTGTATCTTATTGAATTTCTACATCAAACCACAACTTGTGATGACGATATTCTATGTAGTTGTATGTTGTATCTTATTGAATTTCTACATCAAACCACAACAGGAGGACCCCGCGAACCCCGCCGAGTTCGTTGTATCTTATTGAATTTCTACATCAAACCACAACGAAAACTTGCAGCGGCTGCGCAAATTTTGGTTGTATCTTATTGAATTTCTACATCAAACCACAACTCCGACCCTCGAATAATCCATCGCAAGGCTGTTGTATCTTATTGAATTTCTACATCAAACCACAACATCAACCGGCGGCGATAAAACGCCGATCGCGTTGTATCTTATTGAATTTCTACATCAAACCACAACGGTGAGTTCACAAAAACGTACAGAGTCTATGTTGTATCTTATTGAATTTCTACATCAAACCACAACCATGACCTTATACGTGCGTTCTCGCCGGAGGTTGTATCTTATTGAATTTCTACATCAAACCACAACCGTATACACGGACGACGACGGGGTAGAGAAGTTGTATCTTATTGAATTTCTACATCAAACCACAACCGTCAGCCTCGCCGGTGTCCATTACGCCCGGTTGTATCTTATTGAATTTCTACATCAAACCACAACAGCGGGATTGTTTGCGGCATTTGGGCCACCGTTGTATCTTATTGAATTTCTACATCAAACCACAACTAAAACCGATGATGTCCTTATTCCTGCGAAGTTGTATCTTATTGAATTTCTACATCAAACCACAACGCCTCCCATATACGTTGCTCACTCTTGTAGTTGTATCTTATTGAATTTCTACATCAAACCACAACGAGTCCCTGATCTATCACTAAAAAGTTTAAGTTGTATCTTATTGAATTTCTACATCAAACCACAACCGTGCCCTCGACTGTAAACGTAGACAATGGTTGTATCTTATTGAATTTCTACATCAAACCACAACAAGCTACGGGTGCGGCATTCTCGAAGATAAGTTGTATCTTATTGAATTTCTACATCAAACCACAACCGGAACGGAGCGCACGGCTACCCGTGCGTGGTTGTATCTTATTGAATTTCTACATCAAACCACAACGCATAACGTCGCGCGCATACCTGTCTGCGAGTTGTATCTTATTGAATTTCTACATCAAACCACAACACATATATTAATACTTGATAATATATGTCGTTGTATCTTATTGAATTTCTACATCAAACCACAACTCCGAGTTTTCGAGAGGATTGGCCTTTCCTGTTGTATCTTATTGAATTTCTACATCAAACCACAACAATAAACGAGGTAATCCGGTTTACCGTAAAGTTGTATCTTATTGAATTTCTACATCAAACCACAACTCAGGCAAGGGAGGATCACGGGCTCAGTTGTTGTATCTTATTGAATTTCTACATCAAACCACAACTTGCAGGCCTTGCAAACCGCATGGACTTCTGTTGTATCTTATTGAATTTCTACATCAAACCACAACCCGCGATGCCGAAATCTGCAGACATGAGCGGTTGTATCTTATTGAATTTCTACATCAAACCACAACTGCCTTTGACGATGACGACAATGACGATGTGTTGTATCTTATTGAATTTCTACATCAAACCACAACCATCGAACGGGGCGGCCTGACCAACACGATGTTGTATCTTATTGAATTTCTACATCAAACCACAACTCCGAAGCTGACGTCTGGCTTCATCGGACAGTTGTATCTTATTGAATTTCTACATCAAACCACAACGCTGCGGGCGGCATCGAAAAAATCACAAAGTTGTATCTTATTGAATTTCTACATCAAACCACAACACAACGAGAATGCGGGCGTTGACCACCTCGTTGTATCTTATTGAATTTCTACATCAAACCACAACGGAATCGTTGGCATTATTTTTCAGAATTTTGTTGTATCTTATTGAATTTCTACATCAAACCACAACATCATCTCGATCCATTCTCCCCAGAACGGCGTTGTATCTTATTGAATTTCTACATCAAACCACAACTGCGCGCCGTGTTCAACAGCGCGATTAACGGTTGTATCTTATTGAATTTCTACATCAAACCACAACAGCGAGTGCGCCGTGATCGCAGGGTTGACGGTTGTATCTTATTGAATTTCTACATCAAACCACAACACCAAATCGTGTGCATACATCAATAACCCGGTTGTATCTTATTGAATTTCTACATCAAACCACAACGATGGCGCGCCGGGAAACGGGTGACAGACCGTTGTATCTTATTGAATTTCTACATCAAACCACAACGTATTAAAAGACTGAGATCCGGCGGTAAGGTTGTATCTTATTGAATTTCTACATCAAACCACAACGCAAGAAGCTGCATATCATGTAAAGTATCAATAGATACGCTACAATTTTTCTTTTACGGGACAAATCTTAATCTGTATCTTCGTGGCATGAAAGAAGATATACGAAAAATACGGATGCGCCAAAAATGGCTTGGGATATACACCGAAACGGGTTCTGTGACAAAAACAGCCCTTCGGTGCGGGATTGCCCGTTCCACGTTATACCGTTGGATAAATCGCGAGAAAGAACAAGGTAAGTCAAAATTGTCCGATAAGTCTAAACGCCCATCAAGACTCGCAAATATGAAGGTAACGCCTGGAATTGAAACCATTATTCTTAATCTGCGTGAGACGAGAAAATGGGGAGCGCAACGGATTGCCAACTATCTGCTTAGGAAGAGAATAAAGCTCTCAGCCATGACCGTGTGGCGTGTGTTGAAAAGGCATCAGGTTAAAGCTGTTGTGAAACGGCGTAAAAAGTCAGACTATATCAGATATAGTAAAGAAATTCCTGGGGAAAGGATCCAGCTGGATGTAATGAAAGTACGAAATGGAGCATATCAGTTCACGGCCATAGATGATTGTACCCGTTTGAGGACCATTCGTGTATATCCCAATAAAAAAGCGGAAAGTACAATTCATTTTTTAGGAGAGATACTGAACACCTTTCCTTTTCCCGTTCAGCGGATACAGACTGATTGGGGAACAGAATTCTTCAATTATGATTTCCAATATGAACTGCATGACCATTTTATCAAGTTCAGACCTATCAAACCAAGGACTCCACATTTGAATGGCAAAGTTGAAAGGTCTCAGCAGACCGATAAGACAGAGTTTTGGAATCTTATAGATTTGTCGGATAAGACACTTGATTTGAATGCGATGGCTATGGAATGGCAGGAGTTCTACAATAAGAAACGACCACATTCCTCGCTGAACGGCAAGACTCCGATGCAAAAACTCAAGTCTGTTGAGCTCCTTATTCCAATCCAGCCCGATGTGAGTGAAAAATTCTTGGAATCAAACGAAGAAATCCTGCCACGTAATTACGAATATCTTAAATTCATAAAACATAGAAATAAGAAAGCTGTTGTTCAATAAGCTGTGGAGAATTACAAATATATCACTGACTGTTAACACTTTTAAGCTCATCTGTCGGGGAACGGCCAGCGCCAAGGGGCGGGACCACCTGTCCCGACGAGCGTAAAAATGCGGCAAGCTAATGTAGCGAATCTGTTGTTATAGCACATTTTATTGCATCTGTCGTTGGTAATTCCTAATTATCTACTCTCTGTTCAAATTCAATGTCCGCGGTCCGTCATAAAACACTTCATTATCGTAGTCTGTCGCTATCTTGATGGTGTCTCCTTTCTTAAAGAAACGACTTTTGGCGATATGCAGACGCATGACGTTCTCCTTACGCTCGGCCGACGACTGGTTGAGAGAGATCAGATGGGTACAGGGTCTTGCCAGTCCTTTCGCCTCGGAACAGTTATACTCGGTCAGCACATTCCGTTCGTCGTTGAGCCATTCCCTGTCTTCAATGGTGGACTGGTAAGTCACCACCATCCATACCTTCTCATCGGCTGCCAGGTCCTTGAGGTCATTGGCTACCGCAATGCGTTTGGCTCTTTCGTGGTCAGCTCCCCAAGCGCGTCGTGCAGCATCCGTCAGCAGATCCATGGAGTCGATGATGACGATGTCGGGATTATGACCCTTGAGTTTACGGTATTCCGAAATACCGTTTTTTATATCAAGAGTGGACACCTGTGCATTGAACCTGGGATAACTGCGCACAGTGATGCTGCCGGCATAGGAAGCTACAAGTTTTTCCAGATGCCTCATTTCCGTGTCGGAAATCTTACCCCGTTCGAAATAGTAGGCATTTTTGGAGATGAGTCCTCCGGAATAGGCATTCAGTGCCTCCTCTTCCGAACCCTCCAACTGAAAATGCAAAACATGAAGTCCGTCATCGATGTCTGCCCGTACCCCAATCCATTTGGCGATGTGGGATTTTCCGACTCCGGTGGAGGCCAGGAAACAGGTCAGTTGTCCCCGCAGGTTACGACCCGCATTCAGTGCATCCAGATAAGGGATATAGAACCGCGACACGCGTGGGGATGCCGAGCGCTCTTCCTCTTCCTCCCGACGCCTGTTCCGCTCGAAGCGTTCTGTGAACGTCTCGGCCACATCTACAAACGAGGTGTTCTTGAGCGTAAAACCTGCCAGCCATTCGGCATACTCTCGCAATGTCTTCTCGGCCTTGTCCTGCCTGTTTTCGTTGTACAGTTTTCCGACCTCGGCGTAGACAGCCTGCAAGCGTACCCCCTTGATGTACGACTCAAGCATATCGGTCATTACCTCGGCGCTCTGTCCCTCGTCATACTCCCGGAAAGTGTCTATGAGTTCAACGGCATCATAATCCTCCTGAAACTTCTGCGCAAGAATCGCGTAAGACGGAGGAGCCTTGTAGGTTCTGAAGTGGGTGGCGATGGCATCTTGGACACGCTGGAAGGCACGATCGGGCAGGTATTCCTTCCTCATGTGTCTGGATAGCACCGCACAGAGAGCCTCCTGTCTCAAAGCCGTGGCATAGAGTTCATACAGAAACTCGGCGCTCAGTGGATTGGTCGTACTCATCGGCATTCCTCCTTTTCGTTCCACATTTCACAGCGCAACCGATAGAGTTCGGGGTATTGCGCGGCTGTCCGCAACCGGCAAGACGCCGCGTGCCGGCATCTTTGACAGGAGGGAGAGAACGGAGTCCACAACAGGGTCGAATTCCCGCAGATGAGATATCCTGTCTCGGAGGAGAGCAACCTTCGTTTTGTAACCTCCTCATACTCGGGAAAGACAAAACGTGTGAAAGGGTGCCGCTTTCGTCTCTCGGCCAACGAATAGATATCCGCCCTCGTGATTCCGAAACTTTTCAGCCACTTGTCTTCATAAAAGCGGCGTTGTTTTCCCGTCTGGAGATACCTACTCACGGCTTTCTGCCCGAAAGAGTGCGCCACGTCCCAGCGTTTGCGATAGGAAGCGTCGAAGCCAGAGATGGTATAAACCTGGCATATGCAGAAATCGGCCAGACGTTCTCCACTGACCGTTATCACTTTTTTCTCCAGCCGATCAAAACAGGCTTCCAGCAGACGTACGGACCTTCCGCCTGCGGGGAAAGTGAAGTCGCCCCACAGCGTGTCCCGCACAAGTCGCTCGAAAATCCTGCGCGCACTCTCAGCCCATTCTTTTTTCTCCATCACGCGTCAGAAGATTACGGAGTTGGTTTTTGGCCAGAAACAGTCGGCTCTTGACCGTTTCTATGTTCTTGGACTGGAGCATTCCCTTGCGGTGCAGAATATCGGTAATCTCACCGATTTTGTACCCGGCCTGCTGCAGCAAAAGAGGTTCCCGATAGATGGGCTTCAGACGCCGGAGTGCCCACAGAATGTCATCGTTGTAATACTGTTCGTAGTTGTCGATACCCAAACAAGCTTCCGACGGCTCGTCGTCATAGAGCAGTGTTGATTTCAACCCGCTGACATCGACGTTCTCGTCCGGAAGCAGCCGGTTTCTGTTCCGGTTGTTCAGGTCGGTCATCAGCCGCTGCGTCACGGCATATATCCACGTCTTTACCGGCCGACGAGGATCATAACTGTCCATATACTTGAAGAAGTTGATCAGGGCTTCCTGATAGTTATCCTCGACATCTTCCTGATTGAATGTATATTTGATGCAAATGCTGTATATCAGATTTTTGTGGGGCAGTACATACTTTCTCAACAGTTCTGCCCGTCTTATGGCCGATTCGTCTTCTAATGACGGAATCACGCCCAACACATCTTTCTTATCCACACTTTCACTGACTGAAAAGGGGTGATACACAATCTCATGTCCTAATCTGTCAGCTTCCGGGAGCGTCAATTGAAAATCGGGCGGCCTCAGACGGCCGCCCGGAATCTGTGTTGTATTATCAAATCACAGGCGGTGCTTGCGGATGAAATAATAAAACAGGTGACAGGCATCCGCGGCATTGTCATCGACAGGGACTATCCCGTAGCGGTTCTTGCAGGCCGCAATCATCTCTTCCTTGGTAGCCCGTCCGTTTCCCGTAGCCCACTTCTTGAGAGTCGCCGGGTTGATGAACTCCGGCTCGGGAATATCGGTTTCATCACATACCTCCAGCAGCACGCCCCGCAGTTCGGCCAGGCGTCTCATATCATAGAAGTGCCTGTTCATGGCCACATCCTCTGCCACGATATACTTGATGCCGTGTTCTTTGATAAATGCCATAAGCGTTTCCCTGAAAGAACCGTGCATCTTGTTGTCGTTGCGTCTTCTGCTTTCGGTGAAGTTCCAGGTCCCGGCCCCATGCAGGGAGAAATACCCTGTATGGGCAGCAATGTCAAGTGCCAGTACCTGTTCCCTGACCATTTTATCATTCTCCGATTCTCGATTCGCCATTCTCTTTCGTGATTACAAGTTTATGGGGATAACCTTCGGCCACGTTCCCATGAGACACCACAAGGACAGTCCCACCCAAGGCATTAAGGGCTTCAAACATGGCAGCCAGGCCAGCTTCGTCTACCGCTTCAAGGATCTCGTCAAGCACCAGCATATCCAGTCCCTTGCCGTCCTCGCAGTTGCAGTTCACAAGTTTCTGCATGGCAAGGATGGTCGCCAGGTTGACACGCGCCGCCTCACCGGCCGAGAACTTCCCGAAGGAACCACAGTCCACACCGTCCCGGAGCAGCGAGATGGAAATTTTCTCCCGGATCTTTCCACTTTTTAGGACGGTATACCCGTCAAAGCGGATACGGATGTCACTGCCTATATTTTGCAGGAATTCGTTGGTGATACGGCTCAATGCCTCCACTTTGGAATTGGCAAGATACGTTTTGAACTGTACGAAGCGTTCCTTTTGCACAACCAGAGTGCGAACCTTCTCGTCCAGCGCGAGTTTCTGCCCGGCCACTGCCAAGGAGCGCTTTTTCTCCTTTTCCAGGCTCTCTTTCAAGGAGTGCAAGAGATCTTCCGGCGAGGTGCTTTCCATTTCGCGGATGGTGCTTTGCAACGTGTCGATGGCACATTCCGCCGCGTGTATCTCTTCCGATGCCTTACGGATCTCCCGCTTGATGGCATTCTGCCGCTCGTCAATGAGTCCGAAAGCTTCGTCGAAGACTTTCCGGCGTATGCTTTCAATTTCGTTCTGCAGTGCCGTGATGTCAGCCGTCGTCCGCCTGCGGCTGTAATCGGCTTCTTCGACGCTGCGGGTTGCGAGTCGGATTGCCCGCTCGTGTTCGGAAAGCCTCTGTTCCCAGTCGTTGCGCTCGCTTTCCATCATGCGTTTGTCGTTCCCCAGCCGAGCCTGTTGAAGTTCTGCAGCATCGGTCTCTTTCTGCTGATTCTCGATACGGGAGATAATTTCCGACAGATTGCTTTGTCTTAATTTCAGTTCTTTCATTCCGGCCTGAATGTCAAATCCGGGTTCAGCCACCAGAAACTCGTGTCCGCATCGTGGACACGAAATAGATCCAGCCAGCTTGTTTGACAGTTCGTCAATGCCCGCCGAAATGACCTTACGTTTACGGCGCAACTGTTCCATCCGTTCTGCGAGGTCTCCGAGGTCGGAATCCAGTTCCTGCAGCCTGCGGACAATCTCCCCGGAGCGGGTTTCATACAGCTCACAGAACGAGCCATATTCACTCTTGAAGCGGTTGTAAGCCGCCTCTTTTTCTTTCAGTTCCTGCCCGGCCTTGACAAGCGCCGCGTCAAGATTGGCGAGTTGCGCCCGGGCAATCAGTAAATCTTCCTTCCGGCTTTCTATTTGCTGATTCCAGTCCGTTCTCCGGGCATTGGGAAACATCGGCATCCACTCATCGATGCGGGCCAAACATTCTTCCAGCGAGCTTTCGCCCGATTCCAGTTCCTGTAGAAGCTCATCGACACGCCGTATCTCCTCCGCCTGCGCTGAGGCCGCGGAAACAATGCTGTTCAGTCGGCGAATCTCTTCCCGGCGGGAGGTGATGGAAGACTCCAAAGCAGCCAGACGCTCGCGCTTGGAACGTAAATGAGCTTCGCTTTCTTCTTCCTGCTTTCGGATTTGCTCGAACAGCATCTCCACACGTCCATCCACTCCGGCCAGTTCAAGAGTTACCTTTTGGCGTTCTTCCTCCAATGGCTCAATGTCCCCATCAACGTGCGCAATGGCCTCGTCAACAAGAATCCCGTTTGAGAAACGGTTGATGATCTCCTTCTTCTCTTTATCGGAGGAAGAGAGGAAGTCTTCATAACGATATTTGGATAAAATAAAGTTATTCAGAAGTTCTTCCCGGGTGATGCCCAGTTTGTCCAGGATATAACGGTTATATGCATCCACGGACGGCTGTACTGCCTCGTCCGTGTCCACCTCCTTGCCGTCCCGCCAGAGCGTGCAGGCCACTGTCGAAGAACCCTTACGGGGTATTCGCCGACGTATGAGGAACGCCTCCTTCATTCCGTCATTCACCAGATGCAGCGTGACCGTACATTCTTCCGCCGCGTCATTGATAATCTCTTCCGTGCGTATTTTACGCAGCGGGCTTCCGGTGATGCCGACAGCGATACACTCCAGCAGGGCCGATTTCCCTGCGCCGTTCGACTGCTGGGAGTCATTGTCCCGGTTGTCGCCGAAAATCAGGGTTGTCACCCCCTGATGAAGTGTATAGTCCAGTTGGCGGAAAGCACACAGATTTTCGGCTTTTATGCTTGCTAATCTCCACATGGTCTTTCGATTTTTGATAGATATTCCAATCCAAGTTCCACCTCGTCAATCTGCTTTTCGCGGCAGAACTCCTCGTAAGTCTCGCGGATGCGATGGCTGTTGAACTTTTCAAAAAGGGAGGACGACGCGGCTTCGGGCGACAGTTCCTCGTCCGGGATAAGTTCCACCCGCGTGGCGCCCGCTTCGAGCAGAGCCGCTTTATCCACCGTCTTCATGGCTGCCTGAGGAGCATGAACGCGCACCTTCACCCTGTAACGTCCGTCAGCTTCAATTTCCCGAAGTTCGTCCATCAGGTGCAGCCCTGCACGCTCGGCCGTAACATCCATTACCCGGTAACGGATATTGGCCCTGTTCTTGATGAACTCGTGCGAGCCGTCTGAATAAATGAGCGTATAGCCCTTCTCCTCGTCTTCTCCGAAATTGTGCTGACGTGAAGAACCGATATACTCGATGCACGTTTTGGGAATGATGGTCCTGTTGTGGTAATGCCCCACGAATACCTTGTCAAACCCCGCGAAGATTCTCGTAGGCAGTTCCTTTTCCGAAGGTTGAGAAAGCGCACCATTGATACCCTCATGGATATAAAGGAAATTAAGGCGCCGAGGGTCGAGTGCTGCCTCCTTGAGCCGGTCCAATCTGGAGGTGAAGGACCCGTCCTCGGGAAAGTAACCCATCATGTGCAGCACGAACCGACAATCCTTGCCCACAGGCAACGACACGAACTCATCGCACACCAGCACATTGGGATGCTGGTCGAATACATGACAATATCCGCGTTCCGATTCCTGGTTCACCTTGTCATGATTTCCTT